ACGACTCTATCCCGACCCGTCTGGATGTGTTGTACGGTTGGGCGCCTCTCTACCCAGAGTTGGCTTGCCGTGTTGCAGCCTAATTGACAATGGAGGGGGCGAAAGTCCTCTCCGTCATTAACTTTTAAGGAATTTTTAAAATGGCTCTCTCTCCTACCACTTACACCAACAACGGTCCTGCCAGCACTTCTAGCCCTCACTATCTGATTGATGGCGACAGCACAGACGGAACGGCAATCAGCCCCAACGGTGGTCCTGTTAGCTTTTATGGCGTAACTCCTGTTACCCAACGCGCTTCTAGCGTACAAGCTACTTCTGCTTTGGCTACTTCTTCTGCTTTCGGCGCTACTCAACTGGCGTTTCTGCAAGAAGTTGGCGCAACTCTCCAAGGTCTCGGCCTGTGGAAGGGCGGCGCTTAATTGAAGGTCGTATTCGCTACACCTACCGTTAAGTCACCTCTGGCGCCTTACTTCAAGTCGCTGGAGGCTTCTATTCCGCTGATTAAAGAAGCGGGATGGGATGAAGGGGCTGTCTACGAGATTGGGAATCCTTACATTTCCGTGGCTCGAGCCACAATGCTCAGAAAAGCACTTGATGCTAAAGCTGATGTGATTGTGTTTATTGACCACGATGTGTCTTGGCAACCCAAAGACTTGTTGACCCTAATTCAGACAGAGGGTGATGTTGTAGCGGGTACTTATCGCTTCAAAAAAGCCGAAGAAGAATATATGGGCGCACTGATTAGCGATAGTCAGATGCGCCCTGTTGTTAGGGCTGATGGTTGTATCAAGTCAGATAGGATTCCTGCTGGCTTTATGAAGATTACAGCCGATGCGGTTAATAAATTTATGACTGCATATCCTGAACTTTGCTATGGTCCTAAATACAATCTGTCGGTTGATTTATTCAACCACGGAGCGCATAAGGGAACATGGTATGGTGAGGACTATGCGTTTAGTCGGAATTGGATTGATTGCGGAGGTGAAATCTGGACAATCCCAGACCTTAACATTGACCATCATTCAGCGGATGAAGTCTTTAAAGGCAACCTCCACACATTTTTAAGAAAACAACCAGGGGGCGATTTGTTTGCCTCTTGAATTGCGTTAAAATTTAACCGTTCTTTGCAAAGGAATCACTATGTCGTCAACGACCGTCACCCGTGGCAACTCGCACGAAACTTTCTACATTCAGCCAACTCTGGCTCCTTCCTCAGTAAGCGCAAACACAACTGCCGCACAGAACTTTACGGTTCCTGGTCTGCAAACCACTGATCTGGTGAATTGTTGGGGTTTGAATGGTTCACAAACCGCAGGTATTGTGGCTGTTGAAGCTGATGTGACTGCTGCTAATACTTTGACCATCCAATTTGGTAATGTGACAGGCTCATCTGCCACTCCTGCCACAGGCGTTTACACCATTGAGGTTGTGCGCTTGGAAGGTCCAGCACCAACTAATGCGGCTTAATCATGGCTGGCTCAACCGTTCAACGTAATGCGGGCAAAACGTATGCTTTGTCCGTTACCAGTAGCTCTCACGCTGCTGTTGTGATTGACGACAACACAAACGACCAGGTTAATTACACCTCGTTTCTCAACACTGGCACTTCGCCAATCGCTGTGAAATGGGCGCCAACTGACCCTGGTGCTGCTGTGTTGCCTTCGGATGGCAGTCCTGCAGATTACGTCTTGCCAGCTGGCATGACTTCTCCGCTGATTCTTGCCACTCCTACTACACCGTACTATTTGACTGCCATTAGCGCCTCTGCGACTGGTGTTTTGTACGTTACCCCTGCTGCTGACCAATCATAAGGGGGCGAAATGGCTGACCCCGCCAAAGTTGAAGATCAAAACCTGTTACCCGTTCAGGCGTATTTCGCTGTAGACGGGACTTTCCAGACTTTCATAGGTCAGGGTCAGCCCTTTTACGCTACTGTGAACCCGTCTCAATCGGGACTAAATATCACAAACAGCACGATAAACAGCACCACAATCGGTGCGACTACTCCGTCCACTGGGGTTTTTACCAATATCTACACAACGACAGGTCAAATTGCAACCTCTCCTGTTGCTGGCGCTGATATTACGAATAAGTTGTATGTTGACTCTATTGCCCAAGGTCTAGGACCAAAACAGGCTTGTAAAGTCGGCACTTTAGTCAATATCACGCTGTCTGGACTTCAGACAATTGACACCTATACCACATTGGCTGGTGACAGGGTATTGGTAAAAAATCAGACTAGCTCTGCACAAAACGGTATTTATATCGTTTCGTCAGGCGCTTGGACTCGATCAACCGACATGGACGTTTGGACCGAAGTTCCAGGCGCTTACACGGTTGTTTTAAACGGTTCTCAGGCTAATACTGGATGGGTTTGCACAGCATCAGACACTGGAACAATTGGTGTTACTGCGATGCCTTGGGTTCAGTTTTCTGGCTCATCTTCCTACACTGCTGGAACAGGTCTTTCGCTAGTTGCTAACCAATTTAGCATTGCAAACACTACAGTTACAGCAGGTTCTTATGGTTCTGCATCAAGCGTTGGAACTTTTACGGTCAACGCGCAAGGTCAATTAACCGCTGCTGCATCAACTGCAATTGCAATTGCTACAAGTCAAGTCACATCTGGGACTTTTGCATCAAGCCTCTTGTCTGGTTCTTACACAGGAATTACAGGGGTTGGGACTTTGACCGCTGGAACTTGGAACGCCACAACGATTGGTGTTCCTTATGGCGGTACAGGGGCAACTACTTTGACGGGATACGTTAAGGGTAACGGGACTTCTGCGTTTACTGCATCGTCAACGATTCCGACAACTGATTTGAGTGGAACAATCAGTAATGCTCAATTGGCAAACAGCACAATTTCTGGCGTTGCTTTGGGTGGAAACCTGTTTAACCTGACGTTTGGCTCTGGTATTACTGCCTCAAACTCAACATACAACGGGTCGGCTGCGGTAACGATTTCCAACGCTTCTCCGATGACATATCCAGGTGCGGGTATTGCCAACTCTACTGGGTCGGCATGGGGGACTTCGTACTCAACAACAGGGTCGGGAACTGTGGTGGCTTTGGCTACCGCTGCGACACTGAATAATCCAACTGTCAGCGATTACGAGAATTTCACCCCTGCTGCGGCTCCAACTTACGCAGAAGGTCGCGTTTGGTATGACTCAAGCGTTTATGCGCTGTCTTACTACAACAACACCACTAATAACGTAGTCCACATTGGGCAAGAGCTTCAACAACAAGTTAGAAACTCTACTGGTTCTACGATCACAAAAGGCTCAATCGTTTACATTTCTGGCGCAACTGGTCAGATTGGAAACATCACACTTGCTAAGGCAAATGCATACGTTTCATCTCAAGTGATTGGGGTTGCAAATCAAGACATTGCCAACAACACAAACGGTTGGGTTGTTACTCAGGGAACCGTAAGCAAATTTGACACTTCTGGGTTGACAGAAGGTGCGCCAGTTTATCTGTCTGCGACTACCGCAGGTGCGTTTACATCAACAGAACCTAGCACTCCGAACTATGCAGTTCACATGGGTGTTTGTTTGTATTCAAACGCGACAAATGGCAAGATTTACATAAGTCCAATGAACCAGTCAATTGATACTGGTTACATTATTGGGCAAGTTGCTATTGCGCAGGGGGGTACAAATGGAACGGCTACTCCTACTGCTGGTGCTGTTGCCTATGGCACTGGTACTGCTTACGCATTTACTAGCGCAGGGACTTCTGGACAGGTTTTGACCTCTAACGGCAGTGGCACTCCAACTTGGACCACTCCGACCGCTTACGCAACGGTGACTGACGACACGACCACAAACGCAACTCGTTATCCACTGTTTGCAGCCGCCACAAGCGGCAACCTTACAACCGAGTACACCAGCTCAACTAAGTACCAATTTAACCCCTCTACAGGCGTTTTAACGGCTACTCAGTTTTCTGGTTCTGGTGCTGGTCTGACCAGTATTCCTAATTCGGCTCTGACAAATTCAAGCATTACGGTTGGGTCTACTGCGATCAGCTTGGGTGGTACTTCAACAACCTTAGCGGGTTTAACTTCTGTCACATCTACTACATTTGTAGGCGTTTTGAGTGGTAATGCGACTTCTGCCACAACAGCCACAAACGCAACGAACGCAACAAATACCGCAACAACAGACGACACAACTACAAATGCAACTGTTTATCCGGTTTGGAAGACAAACACCACTGGTAATCTGCCAGAGCAAACATCATCAACCAAGTTGAAGTTCAATCCGTCCACGGGCGCACTGACCGTTTCACAGTTAATCATCGCACCATAAGGAAGAATCATGGGCAATTTAGTATTTCAAGCAACTCTAGGCGGTCAGGTTAACCTGGTTGGTCCGAATACCGCATCAACTTACAACCTAAACGTTCCTGCTGTTGCGGGTACTTTGGTGACTACTGGAGACACTGGCACTGTGACTAACACAATGCTGGCCTCAAACGTATACACAGCGCCTGGAACTATTGGTTCTGTGACTCCAAACACAGGTGCTTTTACTACGTTGTCTGCTTCTGGAAACATCACAGCATCAGGCGGCACAGCCAACGGCGTCCCATATCTGAACGCCAGCAAGGTGCTGACCAGTGGGTCTGCGCTTGTATTTGACGGGACAAGGCTTGGTGTTGGTTCGGCTGCTGCTGCAAGCACAACTCTTGATGTTTACGGTGAATCTCAGCACACCTATCTTGTAATTCGCAACGGCGCTCAAACAAACCCCGGATACACATCTCCGACCTTATACAGCCCTGCAAGTGGTCAACTTGGATTTGGGCTTGCTGCTTCCGAACAAATGCGCCTGACCTCCACAGGTCTTGGCATTGGGACGAGTTCGCCGGGTGCGAAGCTGCATGTCACTTCTGGCGCGGTTGGTGTTCAGGCGTTGTTTTCATATAGTTCTGGAACGCCAACGATTGCCGTTGGCAACAGCACGACAAACTACAACCTGCAACTCGGTTACAACGTCGGCAGCGAATATGGATATATCCAAGCAACTGCTGCGGTTGGCGTTGCAGATGACATCGTAATCAACCCCAACGGAGGCAACCTCGGCCTCGGGGTGACGCCTAAATCGTGGATTAGCACATATAACGTCTTCCAAGTTGGACTTGGCGCTTCGATTTCAGGAAGAAATACAACCTACTCTCAAATTCAATTAGGTTGTAACTACTATGTAGATTCGTCTGGTCAGAATACTTACATTGGTTCGGATTACGCTTCAAGATATTACCAATCAAGCGGCGCACATATTTGGAACACAGCAGCCTCCGGCACAGCAGGCACAGCCATCACCTTCACCCAAGCGATGACGCTGGATGCTAGTGGGAATTTGGCTTTAGGCAACACAAGCCCACAAGCACGTTTTCACACCAAAGCAGGTGCAGTAACTCAAGGCGCTATTGTTGAAACAGGAGGCTCAAACGCTTTCCTGTCTTTTGCTGATGCAGGCACATCAAGCTATACGAGAGTTCAGATCGGTTCGGCAGGAAATAACTTTGTAACCTATATCAATGGTTCAGAAGCAGCCCGTATCGACACCAGCGGTAACTTGCTGGTGGGGGCTACAAGCACATCAGGCACAAACGGGTTTATGGTTATTCCTGCAAGTCCTGCTTATGCAATTGTGGCTCATCCTTCAGGAACAACATCCGGCTATGCCTACATGAGTTTCCAATATGCTGGAAGCGCCATCGGTTCTATCACTCAATCCGGCACAACCGCTGTTTTATACAACGTAACCTCTGACCAGCGCCTTAAACAAAACATTATTGATGCTCCCGAGTTTGGTAGCGTTATTGATGCTATTCAAGTGCGTAGCTACGATTGGAAAGCAGACGGCAACCATCAACGTGCTGGCTTCATTGCTCAAGAACTCGTAAATGTTGCTCCAGAGGCCGTACATCAGCCTGTTGACTCAGAAGAAATGATGGCTGTGGATTATTCCAAGCTAGTTCCCATGCTGGTCAAAGAAATCCAATCTCTCCGTAAACGCCTTGCAACTTTGGAAGCTAAATAATCTTTAAAAGGAAACTAAAATGACACATACAACTTGGACTATCACAAACGTAGAAAGCCTGACCTCTGATGGCTACATCACAACGGCACATTGGACTGCAACTTCGGTAGACGGAGACTACACAGCATCTATTTATTCTACTTGCAGCTTTGGTGCAGGCTCACCAGCTATCCCTTACGCCTCAGTGACTGAGCAAGAAGTCCTAAACTGGTGCTGGGCTAACGGTGTGGACAAAGATGCTACAGAAGCTGCTTTGGCTGCTCAAATTGAAGCTCAAAAGAATCCTGTACAACAATCAGGCTTGCCTTGGGTTACAGCATGAACTACGTCTGGAAAATACTAGAAATCTATGCAGATAGCCAAAGCATTACATCTGCAAGATATTTCTGTTCTGTTGGCGATGGTGAAAACACCGTAGAAACAGAAGGTTACTGGCATTTTCCAGAGCCAGGCACTATTCCTTTTGACCAAGTAACAGAAGAAATGGTCGCTGGTTGGATTGAAGAAGCCTCTATCAAAGACGGTAAGAGTGTCATAAAATCACGCTTAGAAGAACAGTTAAAAGCACAAAAACAGCCTGTTCCAGCACCTTGGATGCCACAGGTATTCACGCCAAATATTTAAGGATTTTCGTGAAAAAAGAACTTTCTAAAGAATATTTACACGAACTTTTTGAGTATCGTGAAGGAAAACTTTTTTGGAAAGTTTCTAAAGCAAAGCGCATAAAGATTGGACAAGAAGCTGGTTGTCATAAAGAAAAAGGATATTTTCATACAGGTATTGATGGAACTAACTATCTAATCCATAGACTTGTATTTTGTTGGCACAATGGATTTATGCCTAAATTTGTTGACCACATTGACGGAAATCCATCAAACAACAAAATTGAAAATTTGAGAGTAGCGACTCGATCACAAAACAATTGCAATTCAAGATTGCAAAAAAACAACAAATCAGGCGTTCGTGGCGTGACATGGATAGAAGCCCGCAAAAGATGGGTTGTCAAGTGTCAAATCAACAAAAAAATTAAGCAGATTGGTTACTTTAAAGATTTTGAACTTGCTGAACTTGTTTCAGTTGAGGCAAGAAATCTTTATCACGGCGAATACGCAAGGAATACATAACAATGACACAGCCTATTGATTTGATTACAAGAGCGATGCGAGATATTGGCGCGTTGGCTGCTGGAGAAACACCGACCCCAGATGAAGCGCAAGACGCTTTTGACACACTGAACGACCTGATTGACCAGTGGTCAAACGAAAACATGATGGTTTTCAACGTCACAGAGATCATTTTTCCTGTGATTGCCGGACAAGTCCAATACACAATTGGCCCTAATCCATCTACTCAAAACTTTATCGGTGCGTCTTTCACAGGCTCAATTTCAGGAAACATTCTGACAGTCACTGGGATTAATTCAGGTGCGATTGCACAAGGGCAAACCATTAGTGGAACTGGAATTGCGGCAGGAACAAAGATTACTCAGTTTCTGACAGGCGCTGGCGGTAACGTCAACGAGGTTGGCACTTATCTGCTCAACATCAATCAGTCTGTCGCATCCACGACAATCACTGCTTACTATCAAAAGCCACTGAACATTGATTCAGCTTTTGTGCGGATTAACACCACTTCAAACGGTCAGCCTATTGCTAACGGCGGTTTGGACTATCCCGTTTCCGTTCTTGCCCTTCAAGATTACGAGATGATCGGTCTTAAGACTTTGAACGGTCCTTGGCCTAAAGCTCTGTATTTCAATCCAAACGAGGAATCTGGCAATCTTTTTGTGTGGCCTAACCCTGCCCAGGGCGAGATGCACTTGTTTGCAAACACAATTTTCAGCCGTTACGACTCAATTAACAGTCCTATTGTGCTGCCACAAGGTTATTCAATGGCCTTACGTTGGTGTCTTGCAGAGCGTTTGATGCCTAGTTACGGAAAAGCCAACCCAACACAAATTGCAATGATTCAGCAATACGCAGCACAAGCAAAGGCTACTGTTAAACGCACCAATATGTCGCCAAACCAAGTGTCTCGATACCCAGATTCTTTGCTGACTACAAAGGCAAAAGATGCGGGTTGGATTTTGTCAGGCGGATTTATTTAAAGGGTAGAAAATGCCAGATTTTGGTTTTGTCGGCCCAAGTTACGAAGCTCCTAGCATCTACCAAGACGCGCAGGAGTGCATCAATTTCTTTCCAGAAGTTGACCCATTAAAACAGCCTGGTGATAGAGGTGTGGTGGCTTTGTACCCCACCCCTGGACTTACTGTAAAAGCCGTTCTCCCAAACACCCAAGAAGTGCGCGGTATGCGTACCCTTTCGGGTGGAACTCAAATGATGGCGGTTTGCGGTCCTTATGTTTATGTCTTGACCTCTAATCTTGTGCCTGCCGTGGTGGGTGTTTTAAACACTTCTACAGGTAGGGTTGGGATTACTGATAACGGTATCAATGCGTACATCGTAGACGGTGCTTACCGTTACACATGGAGGATTTCTAATCCTTCTACGGCTGTCTTTACTGGTTCTATTTCTTCCACAACTCTGACTGTAAGCGCAATGTCAAGTGGCGTTGTTGCTGTTGGTCAGTCTGTTTACGGTGTTGGCGTAACGTCAGAAACCGTTATTACAGCTTTGGGAACTGGTACAGGTGGCGTTGGTACATATACCGTTGATGTGTCCCAAACAGTCTCTAGCAGGGCTTTAAATACGGCTGCAACTGGAGCTACGTTTACGGCCACAATCTCAGGCACGACAATGACAGTCTCGTCTGTTGCGTCTGGGACTATTTATCTCGGTCAGACAATCCAAGGCGCTGGTGTTACGGCAGGTTCTGTAGTCACAGCTTTGGGAACTGGCACAGGTGGAACTGGTACTTATACGTTAAGTGTTGGAAGTACTGTGGCTGTTGGCGTGACCATGTACGCCATTAACTTCTCTGTTCTGCCTCAAACTGATGGTGCGTTTTCTGGTGCAAATACGGTAGATATTATTGACAATTACTTTGTCTATAACCGACCCAATTCTCAGCAATGGGGTTCGTCTGATCTGCTTTCCCCGATTAGTCCTGCACTTTCATACGGCACAAAAGACGGTTCGCCAGATAATCTTGTTGCGTTGATTGCTGACCATCGAGAGGTTTATTTGATGGGCGAGGCTTCATCCGAAGTCTGGACAGACGTTGGCGCTGTGCCTTTCCCATTCCAGCGAATTCCTGGAACTTCTACCCAACACGGTATTGCTGCACCTTTTTCGGTTTCGCGCCTAGGTAATTCTTTCGCTTATGTGAGCAGAAACAATCGAGGCCAAGCCCAGATCATGCAAATGAATGGCTATATCCCACAAAGGATTTCCACTCATGCTGTTGAGAATTCACTCACAAATCAATACATTGATGACGCTATTTCATGGACCTATCAACTTGAAGGCCATGAAGTTTATGTAGTCACATTCCCAAGCATCGGTCAAGGCTTAACATGGGCTTACGACATTGCTTCTCAGATGTGGCACAAATGGCTTTACACAGCCAGCGACAACACATATCAGCGTCATCGTGGTAATTGCTCTGCTGTTTTTCAAGGAATGGTCCTTGTTGGAGACTATGCCAACGGAAAACTCTATGAGTTGGACAAATTAAATTTCACTGATGACGGTCAAAACGTCCGCAGATTGCGTAGAGCACCACATTTGGTAACTGATTTGCAACGTCAGTATTTTGACGAGCTTCAGATTCAATTTCAGCCTGGTGTCGGTACTACAGGGCTTTCAGAGCCGACTGGAGAGATTTTTGTTAACTCTCCTTACATCATTTACCCAAATGCTGTGTTCACGATTGGTCCGTTGCAAACTTATGTGATTGGTTTGCAGGCAGCAATTAACAATCTGACGACCACAAACAATCCTCAAGTGATGTTGCGCTGGTCTGATGATGGCGGTTCTACTTGGTCAAAAGAGCATTGGGTTTCCATCGGAAAGATGGGGAAATACAAGAATCGCGCTATCTGGCGGCGTTTGGGTCAAGCTCGCGACAGAATCTTTGAAGTTTCTATCACTGACCCTGTAAACGCTGTAATTGTGTCTGCAAATCTGAAGGCTTATGGAGGTAGCAATTGAGTAACGGGCTCTATTCATCTCCACAGGTAAACCCTTATCCACAAAGTGAATTTTTGGATGGGGCGACAAAAAGACCGACAAGGGCATGGCAGCAATTCTTTTTGAACTTGCTGAACTTCTCATCTTCTACAACAGCGACTACAGGCGCTGCAACGTTGCCTGCTAATCCTGTTGGGTTCATAAATGTGACTGTTAATGGGAAACCTTACAAAGTTCCTTATTACAATCAGTAAAAATTTAAAGGTGAATGTATGGGTTGGCTCAAAGATTTTGTCCATAATCCTATTGGTACACTTGGTTCTAGTGGTCAAAAGGTTGTTAATGAAGTTGGAAACGCAACAAAAGCGCTTGACCAGACTGTAAGAACTTTGCCAGGTGGGTGGACTACTGCTGGTTTATTGACTGCGGGTTATGTTTATGATCCTGCTTTGGGTGGTTATATTAGTCCAGATGGTACAGCAATGGCCGCTGCTGCTGATGTTGCTGCGGCTGATGCGGCTGCAGCGCCTGTTACTCCTGGTGCTGGTTCACTTCTTGGTTCGACAGGAGGAGAAGCAAGCAGCTATTACGACAATTGGTTTGGTACTCCTTCCGCATCGACAACAATTCCTGCTAGTTCTGTTGCAACAGATGTTGCTCCATTACAAACAGGCACAGCATTTACTGGCGAACTTCCCGCCCAAGCCGCATATACAGCGCCCGCTGTGACAACTCTTGGTAATGTCGCAGGAACTACAGAAGGTCTTACAAGTGGAACTGCGCTAGGTAATGCTGCACAAGGTTTAACAGCTACTCCTGGTGTTGGAACTGATCTTGTTTCGTCTGCTGGTAATTTGGCTGATATGGGTGGCGCTCAAGGACTAGGTGCGGGCACTACATTAGCAAATCTTGCTGATATGGGCGGCGCCCAAGGTCTAACAACTGCTGCTGCTGGTCTTGGTGCTGGAACACTTTTAAATGCGGCAGGTACAGGTGCTGCATTAACTCCTGCTGCGGCAGGGATTGGAGCTGGTTTGGGAACTTCATTAGCTGGATTAGATACAGGCGCTGCTGCGGCAGGGTTGGGTTCTGCTGCTGGTGGTTCTGTTGGTAATGCAGCTGCAAATACCATAACTGGTTCTACGCTTGGCGACATTCTTGGACTAAACGCTGTGAGTGGTTTGTTAGGTGGTTATTTGCAATCATCATCTGCAAAAGACGCAGCGCAGATTCAAGCAGATGCTGCGGCTAAAGCGTTGGCACAACAACAAGCAAACTTCAACACAATTAATGCTCAACAGGCTCCATATCGAGCCGCTGGTTATGGCGCGTTAAATAAGTTGGCAAATCTTGGAAGCGGTCAGACTCGGCAATATGATGAAAATGGTAATCCTATTGGCGCTACAACTGGCGCATCTGACTATCTGACTCATCAGTTTAATGCACAAGACTTGAAAGCTGGTTTGGCGCCTAACTATGATTTCATGTTGCAACAAGGTCAGATGGCCAACCAACGTGCAGCAAATGCGGCTGGTGGTGGATTGTCAGGTAATGCTTTGCAAGGTTTGCAAAAGTACACCCAAGATTACGCTGGAAACGCTTATCAAAACGCTTTCAACAATTACCAAACACAACGCCAAAATATTTATAACACCTTGGCTGGTATTGCTGGAATCGGTCAAACTGGTCAAACCGCTGCTAACACGGCAGGAACTAACTTAGCTAATGCTGCTTCGCAATTGGGTGTTGGTAGCGCAGCGGCTCAAGCAGCAGGTCAAACTGGCGCAGCAAACGCTTACACAAACGCAATCAATCAAGGCGTTCAAAATTACACATTGGCATCTTTGTTGAACCAACGTGGTAACGTCCAATTGCCTACCATATAAGGATTAAAGATGGCTGACTATCAATTCAACACAAATCTTGGTCCTTCGGCTCAACAAGGCACAAGTTTAGCTGATCTGATTAACACTGCTCGTGGTGTTCAGGCGTTTCAACAGGCTGAACAAATCAATCCTTTGGCTGCACAAAAAGCAAGGATGGAAGTTGAACAACTTCAAAAATTGAATCCTTTGCAAATTCAAAAAGCAACCGCAGAAGCTAAAAGTGCAGATTTTGGACTTGCAAAAAGTTATGCTGAAAAAGAACGTGGAGTTCTTGGTGGATTGGCTAATGATCCAGATTTTATTAATGGAAACAAAAATGCAATAGTTTCTAAATTGAAATCTGCTAAAAGTTTTCTTAAAGCCATTGGTGTTCCTGAACATCCAGAAGATACAACAGATCAAATTCTTCAAATTGCAGAAAAAGATTCTAAAGCTGTTTTGCCTTATATTAAAAATATGATTCAAGGTGAAATTGGTGCTACTGGTCAACAAGCATTGCAAACACCTCAACTTGGTACTGTTGGTTCTGCTCCTGCTACTTTTGTGCCTGGTACTTCAACTGCTGCGCCATTAAATATTGGTGGTCAAACATCACAAGGATTTGTTCCAGAAACGAAACCACAAGGTGTTACATCTACACAAATGCAACTGTCTTATCCAGTTCGAAAGGCTGGTGACATTCGTCCATTTGCTCCTAATGAGCCAATTGACACTGAAAAAGGTGCTGCATATCGTAATTCGTTGACTGCTCGTCAGACTGATTTGGCAACAGCTCGTAGGAATTTGGATGAAGTAATTAAAGAAGCTGGAAATATCAAAAAAGAAGATTTGTTCTCTAGCGGTGCTTTAGGTGCGCTTACAAGAACCATTAAAGGTGGTTTAGGCGACCCAAAATACAAGCAACTTAGCAAAGACCTTGCAAACGTCCAGATCGCCAACATCCAAGCGCAAGGTGGCTCAATGGATACTGTGGCTGGTCAGCAACTTCAACGCATGGCAAACGGTGACGAAACATTCCCGCCTGATGTGTTGATTAACATAGCTCGCAGAACTTATGCAGATTTGACAAACCTAGACATGCAAGCGACTGCTGCATCTAAATTTGCTCAAAAATATGGTGATAGCAACTTGAACACATTTAAGAGAATGTGGTCGTCAAATGCTGACTCTAAAGTTTTTGAGGCAATGAGCATTTTTGATAATGTAAAAGACCCACAAAAACGTAAAGAAGAAATTGACAAATTGTTGGGTTCTAATCCACAACAAAGACAAGAGTTTTTCCAAAAATACAATAACATCAAGAAACTCACATCAACAGGGGAACTCTGATGGATGAACTTGGTCAACTAATTCTTGGTTCACCCCAAAAGTCAACCAAAAGAGAGCCAACATTTGATGAAATAAAGGCTGCAAAAAAATCTTATTCTGGTGTTAATCCACAACTACAACCAGAAGAAACACCTGATGAATTAGGTCAGTTAATTCTTGGTGGACCACAGCAAAAGCAAACTAAAGAAACTGGTGGTTCTTTGTTGCAACGTGCGTTTGAGATGAAACAAGCAGCGCCAGCAACTGCCGCATCTGCTTTGGACATTGTTGCTGGTTTGCCTAGCATGGTGGCTGGAACTGTTGGTTATGGCGCTGGTCGATTGTTTGGTTTGTCCCCAGAAGAAGCAACAAGAGCATCGCAAAAGGTTGCTGCGCCTTTGGCTGAACCTATTGGACAATTAACACGCACAGCTGGAACGCAAGCTTATCAACAAGCATTGCCAACTCAAGCTATACAAAAGGTTGGCGAGTTTGCACAACGCAACATTGTTGAGCCTGTGGCCGCAAGAACTGGCGCTAATCCTCTTGATATTCAAAACGCTTTGAACGTTGCTGCAATGGGTGCTCCTGCTGCTGGTCGTGCAATTGGTCGTGGTCTTGCAGAAGCAAAAGCGGCCTTACCAACTGTGCGAGTTGAACGTGGTCAACCTAGCGCAATGCAACCAGGCGGTGCTGCTGCAACTACAAATCAAACTCTTTTAAATGAGGCAATTGGTCGTGCATCGCCTGAACTGGCTGCTGAACTTAAGAAAATTGACCCTTCAACAGTCAATCCACAAGCTCTTGAGAATTACGTTAAGGCCGACCAGTTTGGTATTCGTCTGACTAAAGGACAGGCAACAGGCGACCCTAATTTGATTTCAATGGAACGAAATGATAGGACTATGAAACCAAAAATGGTTGAGGAGTTCAATCAACAAAATCGCACGTTGGCTGAGAAAGCAGAAGAAATCAAGCATAAAACTGCTGAAGGTACTTTTGAGCCTGATTATGTTGCTAACTCTGAAAGAGCGATTGAGTCTTTCCAACAAATCAATAAAGACAAACAAGCTGAAATCAAAAAATCTTATGAAGAACTTGATAAATTAGGCGCAGGAAAGATTGAAGTTGATAGCAAGACATTTGGTCAAAACGCCATGAAAGCATTGACCGAAAATGAAGATATTGACTTTTTGCCTTCCACAATCAAAACCAAAATTGAGGCTTATGAAAATGGTAAGCCTATGAACTTTGCTCAGTATGAAAATCTGAGAACACAAATTTCTAGGGAAACTCGTAAGGCTCAACGTGCTGATGACGGTAACGCAGTACACGCTTTGACGATTGCTAGAAGCGAATTGGAAAAGTTGCCTTTGTTGAATGAAACAGCAGATGCCAAAATTGTTGCTGATAAGGCTAGAAAATTAGCGGCTGAGGAATTCGGATTGCTTGATAAGCGTAAACCAACATACAACTCTGTTTACGCAGATATTGTGAATGGTTCAGCTGACACCAGTAATTTTATCCCAAATGTTGTTATTCGATCTAAAAACGCAGATTTTGCTAAAGCAATGAATATGTTGAAAGACAATCCAGATGCAATAAAGCAACTTCGTGCAGGTACTCTTGATTACATAATTAGTAAGTCAAAAGATGCTAGCGGTAACTTCTCTAATGCAAAATTCAATCAATTTATTGGAAACTTGGATGTAAACAAAAAGCTAACTGCATTGTTTGGTGAAGATGCTGCACAAATTAAAGATTTGGCAGATGTTGCTAGATTGGTTGAAGCGCAACCTCGTGGCAGTTTTGTCAACAATTCAAATACCGCCCCTGCTGCTGCTCAACTGGCTAAACAATATGGATTGAAATTGGCAGCAAAAACGCCTCTTGTTGGTGGTCTTGTTGAGCCAGCAATGCAGATTCGTGCAGAACGTCAAATGGCTAAAGAAGTCAAAGAAACTTTGCGTCCTGGTGCTGGCGCTGGAACTAAACTTAAAAATCTAGGCAAGGAATAAAAATGAGCGTCAATCTTTCCCCTATTGGTAACGGATTCCAGTTCTTTACCACCACTGGACTACCGCTAAACGGCGGTTTTCTGTATACCTACCAGGCTGGCTCCACAACGCCTGCTGCGACTTATACAGATGCTGCTGGAACAATCCAAAACACCAACCCGATTCAATTGGGTACAGATGGCCGACCACCACAAGAGATTTGGTTGACTTATGGGTCTACTTACAAGTTTGTGCTGACAGATTCTGCTAACGTGGTGATTCAGACCTATGACAACCTTTATGGAATTATTGGCACACCTCCTAGCGTTAGTGCTGTACCTGCTGGCGGCATTATTATGTGGAGTGGGTCTATTGGCTCGATTCCTTCTGGGTATGTTATTTGTGATGGCACAAACGGTACTCCTGATCTGCGTGACCGCTTTGTTGTTGGCTCTGGCAGCTCCTTTGCTGTCGGTAACACTGGCGGTTTTACTTCTTCTGTAACCTCTAACATCGGTACGAACTTGCCTTTGTACTATTCACTAGCTTTCATTCAGAAAACATGATGGCAACAATTGACAACACCGAGGCTCGGTTAAACACGCATGAGGAAGTCTGTGCGATGCGTTATGACAGCATCAACAAGGCTTTGGAATCAGGAAAGGCTCGTATGGATAAGATGGAGTATCTTATTTATGCGGTTCTTGCTGCTGTTCTGTTTGGCCCTGGTGCTGCTGCGACATTCTTTAAGAGACTAATAGGCTTGTGATGTGGACCCTATCAGCCTTCTCATGGCTGCCCAAGCGGCTGTTGCTGCTGTGCGTAAAGGCTGTGAAATGCTGTCTGAAGGCAGGGCTGAGATTGACAAGTTTAAAAAACAAGTTGAAGGTGGCGTAAACAATGCTAAAGCAATATACAAGGAAGTCACTGGTCTATGGCCTTGGCTCTTATCCTTGTTTGGCGCAAAGAAGCCTGAATCAGTTGTTGTTAAAAATGTCGAAAACGTTAACACATCGGAAAAACGTGTCGAAAAAAAGGCGAAAAATAAACATGAGCCTGAGCTGTCTTACGAGGAATATCAAACCCAAGCAATTCACCAAGTCTGTGAGCAACTAAAGACATTCTTTGAGATTCGCAGGACTTTAATAGCGCATTGTCGTGAGTTGGAAGAAGCCTCCAAAACCACGGAAACAATTGAGGACAGTGCGATAGATCGAGTTGAGATTGAAATGCAACTTGAAAACATGACAACCCAGATTAGGGAATCAATGGTGTATGCGCCTGATGCTCTCAAGGACATTTACACCAGATTCCTTAAAATGTATGAGCAAATCCTAGAAGAACAGGAGTTTGCAAGACAGGTCAAAATTAAGAGAGAACGGGATGCCAAATGGCAACGAGAGCAAATCCATCACAGTCGCGTTTATCGGGTCAGAGTAACGGTGGTGGGAATTCTGCTAACGATTTGGCTATGGGGCTTTCTAATTCTGCTGTTCTTGCAAAGGAAGATGCAAACAGATTTTTGACTGGAATGATAGTAATGCTGATTGTGTTTGCTATCATTTTGCCGTTGACAGTCATTATTTATATTGATGTAATGGCTATTCGTGCGACAGTCAAAGAAGAAGTAAAACAACTCAGGAAACTGAAAAAAGAACTTGAAACCCAAAAGGAAAAATGATGTTGCCAATTGTTGCTGGAATTGTTGCGAACCTAATTAACAACGGTATGCACAAAGTTGCAGATGAAGTTGTTGAAAAAGGTGTTGATGCTGTTCAGCAAAAACTTGGCATGGAATTGAAACCTGAAGGTGAAGCAACTCCAGAATATAATGCCAAGCTCCAAGAGGAAGCTAACCGACACGCTGAATTCATGGCGCAACTGGATGAGAAATCTGCTCAACGCGCAACTGATATGCAGATGGCTGCAATGCAATCAACAGACCCTGTTGTACGCAGATTTAACTATTATTACGCTTGGTTCATCACGATCATTTCTTTTATTTACTTTTTTGCAGTGTCTTTCATGCCTGTTGACAATCACAATCGTGACTTTATCAACATCATTTTGGGTTTTCTGATCGGTACAGCGGTAAACAGCTTGATTCGTTTCTTTTACGGTTCTTCTGGTAAAGCCCAAGAGGACATGGATAAAAAGATGAAGGAACAAAAATGAATCCAACCAGCCCATTGCTTTTAGCGGTAGGCGTTAAAGAACCTGCCAAATGGTTGGATGCGATTGTTGAAACCTGTGTTGAATTTGAGATTAACACGCCACAAAGAATTGCAGGATTTTTGGCTCAGACTGCGCATGAATCTGGCGGCTACACAATGCTGTCTGAAAACCTTAACTATCGTGCTGCGACTCTTGCCGCTTGTTGGCCTAATCGTTTTGCTACGCTTGGCGCGGATAAAAAGCCCATTAAAGAAAACGGCAAATTAGTTCCTACGGCTGTTGCTAATTCAATCGCAGGAAAGCCTGAATTGATTGCCAATATGGTCTACTCATCTCGAATGGGAAATGGCCCTGCTGAATCAGGTGAAGGATGGAAATATCGTGGTCGTGGTCTTAAACAGCTAACAGGCAAAGACAATTACACTCGTTGTGGCGCTGCTTTAGGACTTGATTTGATAAACAATCCAGATTTGTTGCTTGAGCCGATTGCTGCGGCAAGGTCTGCTGGATGGTTTTGGAAAACTAACCATCTTTCAGATTTTGCAGACAAAGGCGATATTCTTGGCATGACCAAGAAAATCAATGGTGGCACTATTGGATTGGCAGAGCGACAAGCTAAATATGAAAAATGTTTAGCATCAATCGTCTAGCGCAACCATCATTGACATGACTAGCGCAAACACGCCTAAATAGACGATAACGCCAAAAATTAAGACGGTAGATATGATGATGAGATTACTCATGTTTGTGTCTCCTAGCTTGTTTTAAATCGTTGAAAAACTGATTACAAACCTTACACCGCCAGTATCTGATTTCTCGGACCCTAGCGGTGTTTTCTACTCTGTCACGCCATATCTGAGCGTTTCTTAAATCGCCCTGATACGCTGTCACGCTCTCGATATTGTCTTTCTGGGACACTTATTAAATTCCAAGGTTTTTTACTTAGTTTTTTCACTTCTGTCATTGTCTTGGGCCAAGCCACTCCTAGTACTATGATTGTCTTGAATACGGGCAAATTCTTCATCTTCTTCTGGTGTCCATTTAATGTTGTCATAGTTTGCTGACCATTTTTTATGGTCTGTGGGTCTTTGGGTGTCACCTTTTCCTGTCACAGCAGATTCTCCTGAACTGGTTTAAACCGCCATTCACGCTCATTGCGGCCACTGTTTGACTTGACTTCCTTGCCTGTCAACTCAATCAATCCTAGTTTCTGAAGCTCGTGTAAGCGCCTAGCGACCTGGTTACTCTGAAGCCCTGTGTACTTGGCAATCCCATCCTTACCAAGTGGTCCGATCTTACTCAAGCAAGCCACGATTAGATCATGGTGTTGCTTACACATATCTTTCACTGAATCAGCAGCCTTAAAACTGGTGATTGCGTCATTTGCTCTTGCTCTAAAAAATTTAAACATATCGGTTCCTCTGCAAGTTTTTGTAAATCAAAATTCCAGATCGTCAAACGCTTCGTCTGTCTTTTTCTTTTCTTCTCGTGGTGGGAAAAGATACGCCCAACCTTCCCAACCGCCTTCAATTAAGGGCACTTGGTCCAGTTTTAACATTGGTCCTTTTTTAGTGTCAATCACATTACCAACATGCTGGTAACGGACTTTTTCTTGCCCGTCCTTCATATAAGTACCTGCGCGGACTTTTACTTCATAGATTACTGCCATTTTTTTCTTTCAGTTTGTTAAGTTTATTAATTTTGTTGTCCAGCTCTTTGAGGAATGACACAACTTCTTTCTCCAACATTTGAATGTAATCGTTATCCCGTTGGACGCGCTTTACAAACAATTGAAGCTCTTTCGGCAAACGTGGGTCAAAGCTCACAAAATCGCACCACGAACGCTCAGTTACGGCCATTTGCCATTGCATTTGAGTGACGTATTTACCTGGCACAGCGCCAGACAAAAGCGTATCAATGTGCGTTGCCGTATTGGGGCACTTGATCTCCACCAATCCATCATCGCCAACAAGCCCGTCAGGTGACGCACCAGAGGCTTCAATTGTTGGATGTGTAATCATGGCTACCTCGTCAACCAAAACGTCAGCATAGGCCTCGTATGCGGCTCTGGCCAAAGGTTCTGTTTCTGTGCCCCACTGCATTGCTGCGTTTGTATAGGATTCAGCCACAGTACCTGTCAGACGTTCGCAAACAAGCTGCGCCATGTAGTTTTCACGGGATGTGGAATAGCCTGTTTTGGTCTTGGCGATAACGTCAGCAACACGGCTGGCGGTTACTTTGCCAAGGCGCTGTGCAAACCATTCGGGCGAACCTTGTTCAATCATTGTTCCCTCGCTTTCAATAATGCATCGGCATCTTTATATGCTTGTTCTGCAAGAGAATCTAATGACCAATCGTTGTATTTTGCAATTCTTGATTGAAACGCCATTCCAGCAAAAACATCTCGCAAATAATCTTTTTTGTCTTGTTCTGTTGGTTTGGTTCTGCTTATATATGCTTCAATAAGCAAACACGCAAAATCTTGAAAATTTATTTGATCTTGATTGTTATTTAAATCAGTCATTTCAAACTCGCTTTTCTAACTTGTTCAATAAAATACAAAGCGTTTTCTTTTGCTTCTTTTCGTGTATCAAACAAATCGCCTTTGTCAGTTGATACTGGTTTTCCAAATACAGTACCGACAAATCCCTCCCATAAACGGCTGTTTCTGACTTGCTTCCATGACTTTGTTCCAGCATCTTGTGCTGTTGCTTTGGAATAAAAATCCATCATGTTTTTATTTTCAATATCAGTTACTTTTCTTTTAATAACTTCTACTTTCATTTCAGACTCGCTTTCTTTTCATCTTTAACTGCAATGATCTTTTTCTGCCAATTAGCATCAGTACCACACGCTTTGTAAGCAGCCTGGTAAGCAGCCTTCAAAGAATCTTGGTCTGTTGCGTCCTGAATCGCAGCAATGTGATCGGCCATCAGACTTGAATCAACCGTAGTCTTTTCTGGTCGGCTGGCGCGGTTGCCATCATCATCTTCTGGAGCAATACCGCAAGCTGCCATCAATGAGTAACGGCGACCGTAGGTAAGCGCAGACGCATAACCTTGCGGGTCTTTCTTGGTTGCAGGAAAGTGAACAATCCCACATTCAAGCATTTCGCCAGATTCGTGGACAAACACAGTCTCAACCATGATGCCATCGGCGCAATCGTAGTTTTTCTGCAACAGATAAATGCCGTTGTTGTTGAGTGCGTCAATCACAGCTTCCACGCAAGCCGACAGATCGGCATAACGTGAACGGAAGTGTGGATTGGTAGAGGTTTTAAGTGCTGGCCCAAATTCACGTTGAGCGCGAACGAGTGCGGTAGCGATCTGTTTCATTTCAGCACCCAGAAAACCAAGACAACAGAGATGACAGCCAAGATATAAAGCACGGTGTCTGCGGGATGCTGTTTGGGAGTTTCAGGCTTCATCACAGGGTCGCCCCATGAATAGAAGGTGGATTCCTCAAGAGTGCGAGGTGTTTGATAGTACGAGGGTTTCATAAAGGCTCCTAAGTTACCGCTTGCGTTGCGCTACGGGATGAATGAACTATAGCAAACTAGACAGCAAAAAACCAACAAACCAAAAAATATTTTTCCATGTGTTGTATTTTTGTCAATTTATCTATACACTTCAATCATGGACATTCAATCAATTATCAACAAGGTAGGCTCACAGAGTGAGCTTGCAAGGCTTCTTGGCGTAAGCCGTGGGGCTGTGTGGCTGTGGAAACGTGATGGGATTCCTCAGTCTCGCGTCTGGCAACTCCAGGCACTCCATCCAAAACTTTTTAAGGAACTGAAATGAAAAAAGCACTTGCAATCATCCTAGCGACCTTGGCTATCAGCGCCAGCGCACAAATGTCTACCCACACTTATTGGGTCAACGGCAGGGCTGTCACTTGCACTACATCTTGTTTTGGTAACGGTCAATCTTGCACTACTAACTGCTTCTAATGTCGTATTCAGAAACCGAACTTTCCATCATTCGTTGGGGTGAAGCTCGTGGCATTGTCCAAAACTCCACTCCAGCGGCCCAGGCGATCAAAACTCAGGAAGAACTTGACGAGTTGATTTACGCTATTCTTCACAACGACAGAGCAGCTATGGCAGACGCATACGGCGACATTCTGGTCACTTTGGTGATGGGATGCGCCTGTGCTGACCTTGATTTGTTGACCTGTTTTGAAGGCGCTTACAACGAGATCAAAGACCGAAAAGGCTATCTCAACAAAGACGGTATTTTTGTGAAAGAAGCGTAATGTTTCATTTTCTTGTGATTGTTCTCTTGATCTTAATTTTTCTCAAGATATAATGTTCTGAAACACGGCTAGGTCTGAAGTCATGAGCAGACCGAAAAGAGTTACTCCCTCTCCTGCCGCCGTTTCTTTCTTAGGGAGCTGTAAAAGGCGAGAGTAATGCACTATTACCAGTTCAACATTGGTGACTACAAAAGTCACACGGAACATCTTTCCGAGATGGAAGATTTGACCTATCGGCGTTTGCTTGATTGGTACTATCTTCACGAAATACCTATTCCATTAGATCAAGCGGAAACTGCTAGACAGATTCGTATGCGTTCGCATAGCGATTGCATAGCGGTCGTATTGCAAGAGTATTTCGAACGCACAGAAAATGGATGGATTCACCATCGTGCTGATCGAGAAATAGCTAAAACAGGCGAGAAGTCTGCCAAGGCAGCAGCAAGTGCTAAAGCTAGATGGAATAAAGGTTCTGATGCGAACGCATTGCCAACGCAATCCGAAAGCAATGCTACACATAACACAGAACACATAACACAAGACACAAAACCCAAAGAGAAGCAGCCTATGGCTTTGAGTAAGCGTTTTGAGGAATTTTGGAGAGTCTATCCAAAGAAAGTCGGCAAGGATGCGGCTAAAAAGGCTTTTGAAAAACGAAAGCCAGATGAGGTAATGCTTACAAAAATGTGCAATGCAATTCATTTTCAACGTAGGTCTGTGGCTTGGCAAAAAGATGGCGGTCAATTTATTCCAAACCCTGCAACTTGGTTAAACCAAGGACGTTGGCAAGATGAAGTTTCAACTTTTAGTTTTGATCTAATTCACCAGACAACGCCAACACCGCCAAACCAAGACGCTGCGTTACGCAAGATTGAGGAAGATGCAAAAAAGGCTGCAAAGCCAAACGCTGAAGTGCAAGCCAAGATCAATGAGTTGTTAAACAGGAAGGTGGTATGAATGAGCTGGCTTTATTCGCGGGCGCTGGTGGTGGAATACTTGGGGGAAAACTTCTCGGATGGCGAACAGTCTGCGCCGTTGAATGGGAACCCTATCCAGCAAGTGTATTGTGCGCCCGACAAAATGACGGACTTCTCCCGCCTTTCCCGATTTGGGATGATGTACAAACCTTTGACGGAAAGCCGTGGAGAGGAATTGTTGACGTTGTATCTGGCGGGTTTCCATGCCAAGACATTAGCGCAGCAGGAAAAGGTGATGGCCTGGACGGAGAGCGATCAGGAATGTGGAGACACATGGCGCGGGTGGTTGGCGAAGTACGACCCAGATTCGTTTTCGTGGAAAACAGCCCAATGCTCACTACTAGAGGAGGAACCAGAGTTATTGGAGACCTTACCGCGTTGGGGTATGACTGTAAATGGACTGTTATGGGAGCTGCCGACATTGGAGCTAATCACCAACGAGACAGAATCTGGATTGTGGGCAAGTCCAAACGCAAGGGATTGGAAGGACAGCGGAGCCAGCCAGGGCAAAAGAAAATCACCGAATCTTGGAACTCAAGTTCATTGGCCTACGCCGAGAACGAAAGGGATGTGTGGCGGCAGTGGGTCATGGGATTTGCTCAACAAAAACACGACAGTGGAAGAAGCCCGTCAAATGGGCGCAGGGAATGGTGGGAAGCTGAACCCAACGTGGGTAGAGTGGCTGATGGGGTGGCCGCTAGGGTGGACAGACTTAAAGCCATTGGCAATGGACAAGTCCCTCTCTGTGCCGCAACAGCCTGGAAGTTGCTAACAAGCCACAAACCATGAATTATTTTCAAGCACACAAAATTCTTGACCAAGTCAAGGATAATCTGTCTTATAATCTAGACACAATCAACAAAGCATTAGAGCTAACAGGCGACCTAGATGGATTTCAACCAAGTATTCGAGCAACAAGTGGAGCATCTCACCAAGATGGCTTTACAGAGGGGCTGGATAGCTTATGCCAAGCACAGGGCAAAGGAACTTGAGGAAACCCAACCAGAACTGTTTGCAGGGTTAATTGAGGCGGTAAGAGAGCGAGTTAATGAACGTAAATGAAAGGAAATGTGATGGAACTTGATACACGGATTGAAACAAAACAAAAGAATTGTGCTGTCTTTGTTGACGCATATGATGATGGTATTTGGTTAAATTTGGTAGTTGAATCAGCTCGATGCCATGTAACTTTGACCAAGGACCAGGCTAAAGACTTGATTGCTGCGCTAATCGGAATCGTTGATGCAGAGGTGACCAAATGAGTGACCAAGCATTGATTGAACAACTCAAACAAGCTCTGACCCTAGCGCGTCGAGCCTTGGAATCCACAGAAACAAATTTCATGTCAAATCAATTTGATCTTGAAGAAAAAGCTCTTGTAGCGATTGACTTTGCTTTGGAGGCATTGTGATGTGGCCTTTCCCAACAACACCAATCCCTGTGGACTACAAAGCTCCTAAATTCAATCCAAACAACCATGAGGATGCACCGCTATGACAGAACGTGAAGCATTGAAGCTGGCGCTTGAGGCGTTGGAATTTATTTCGGATCGAGAGGACTACACATTCGCTGAATGTAGTGATGCAGAGGCAATCGTTAACGCTGCCCGCGCTCCAATTCCATCCATCAAAAAAGCCTTGGCAAACCATATTCCTGACGCCACGAAAATGGTGGCACAGCCAGAGCAGGAGCCTGTGGCGGTACTGTTTGAAGACGGCTCAATCGTCAAATATGAAGATTTGGAGTTCGTGCCAGAAAAGTCAGGTCAGCGAGTTCAAATGCTCTACACCGCCCCAGCACAGCGCACATGGGTTGGGCTGACGGAGGAGGAAAAGCAAACTGCGATTTGGTCAGATGGCGGTTTTGGCGCTGGTGCATTGTGGGCAGAAGCCAAACTCAAGGAGAAGAACACATGAAAGAACTCTCCAGAATGTGCGCCCTATGCCATAAACCCCGTTCACAGCTTGGCAGCAAGATGACCTATATCGGACCGTACCGAGTGTGGATATGCGGGATGTGCGCTAAGAACAAAGAAAACCTCAAAAAGAAACCCAAATGAGATATGCCGCCAGAGTCGATCAAAATCAGGACCAGATCGTTAGTGCTTTACGCGCTGCTGGTGCTTATGTCTGGATTATTGGCCTACCTGTGGATTTACTGGTGGGATACAAAGGCCACACCTTTCTGGTAGAGGTCAAACATGGGTCTAAAAAGCGTTTAACGAAGCTACAACAGGACTTTTTTGAGAATTGGACTGGTAGTACGTTGGCAAGGATAAATGACCCAGAATCGGCTTTAAGGATGATCGGGGTTATTAAATGAAATACGACCTTGACAGTCCAGAGCAAGCAACAACGCTGATGCAAAGCCTGTGGCCTAAAGTCAAAGAATCGCTAAAGGCGGGAAAAAAACTGTCTTTGGAGATAAAAGCCGCAAGCAAAAGCCGTGAACAAGAGGAAAAGTATCACGCCATTATTAATGACATTGCCAAGCAAGCGCAGCATATGGGTGCAAAGTGGTCAGCAGAAGATTGGAAACGTCTGCTGGTTGACCAGTTTATGCGTGACTATGGCGACAGCGGTGGTAGGGTAATTCCTAATCTTGATTCAACAGGGATTGTCCAGCTTGGATTTCAGACCCGTAAATTCACCAAAGAGCAAGCAAGCGAATTTGTTGAATGGCTGTTGCAATGGTGCGCTGAACATGAAATTGAATTAAAAGGTGAATGATAAATGTTTGATAAAGATGAAATCATTGAGATGGCTAGACAGGCTGCAAATCAATGCGGCCACACGATAAAGGCAACACCTGAAATTGTGGAGACGCTTGAAGCCTTTGCCAAACTGGTGGCAGAGAAAGAGCGTGAGCATTACGATGACTTGTTTGAACAAATCAAAGGCTGGTGTGAGGCTTATCCAATTAGCGTGTTTCCTGAACCTGACTTTGGCAAAGCACATGAAGTGTTGAAGGCAAACGGCATGACGCTTGATGCGATTAGTGCCAGCAACATGAAGCACGTTATCACGCAAGTGCAAAAGATGATTGACGCAGCAATCCGAGCAAGAGGTGAAGCATGAGAAAGCGTTGCAAGCGCAAAGTCTGGCCAACCAACATAAACCCAGTGGCTCACGCAATTGCTGGCGCTGCTGTGTCTGACAATAAATCTTTGGACAAACTGCGTTTATGTGAGCTTTCAGCCATTGACAACATGGTCCACGGGCGCGGTACGGTGGAAGATTGGCGTTGGCTGGCAGACGTGATGAACATCGCAGAAACAATGGGAAAGAATGGAATAGGCCCAGAGGTACTACCGTACTGTAAAGAAGCCCAAAAAGCCGTGTATGAAGCCGCTAAACGCTATGAATCAACCAAAAAAATGGGTTTGTCAGGACCAGGAATTAAAGCAATTAAAGAACTTTGGGAATACCACGACCTTCAAAGAACCAGCGTGGCTCGATCAGAGTATGAACGCATGATTCAGAAAACGGCTAATTACATCAAAGCCAAGGGGAAAGATGTGGTGGAAATAGCATGATGATTCCCAAATTCAACTACTTCAGAAGCAAAGAACACCTGAAGAACGTAGCCAGCCTACCCTGTCAAAACTGCTACATAGAAGGCGAAACACAAGCAGCCCACAGCAATTGGGCAGAACACGGCAAAGGTAGGGGAATCAAAGCCAGTGATGAATTCACGGCTGCTTTGTGTCAAAAATGCCACATGGAACTAGACCAGGGCGCAAGACTCAGCAAAGAGCAGCGCAGGATGCTGTGGCAGATGGCCTGGCAAAAGACCGTGGCAAAGCTAAAAGGCCAAGGAAAATGGCCTGATAGTCTTTAATACTTACGCATATTGGGCAAAGGTGCGTCTTTTTGGCTCTGAGCTTCGTGGCTGCGGTGCATAGGATGAGCGTGAGCCATATCGGTTTTCTCGTGTTCTTTGAGTTCTTTCTCAAGCGCAGCGACTTTACGGGCCTCGGCTTTGTACTCACGTTCCATGACGTAATGACCGCCAGAAGTGGGCTTTTGTTTAGCTGAAGTGATTTTAAAATTTGTCATGGCAAATCCTGTTAAAATTCGTCTTGACATTGTGCCACAATGTGCATAAAGTCAACAAACAACTTCCTAAAGGAAACATCATGGGAAAAATGGATTCGACAAAAGGCGTGAAAAGCGTTACTGGCGCAACAGCTCCTAAAGGCGCAACATCGTCTGATATGAGCGGTGAGCGCAAAGAGCGCATGGTTGGTGGCGTTGCGATGGGTAAAGAAGACAAGACCCTCGGCGACAAACAGTTCAACACTGGCCGTACCCCTGGCATTTGCTACACTCACACCCGCAGCGAATACCGCTAAAAAGCGAAGCCTCTAAGGTGGGCAACAATCACCAAAGAGGCTTCTGACCAAACCAACTAAACCGGAGTTGATATGGCTGAAATCAATTGTAAGGCTTGTGACCATTTCTTTGATATGGGTCACACCTTAGGCGTTTGTAGGCGTTACCCTACATTTCAGAACCGCAGCCCAAACGAGCGTTGCGGTGAATTCACGCCCATTCCTTATGGCGAACCTATGCCAGAGATGTTGGCGCTGCCTGTTATTGAGATGACAGAAGAAAAGCCAAAGCGTAAATACACAAAGCGGGTGAAAGCATGAACATCCGACCATTGCGCGACAAGATCGTAGTAAAGCCTGAGATTCGATTTAAATCTGAGTTGCTTGACCTTAGCCAAATGGAAGGCGTCCCAACGACAGGCCATGTGGTAGCTCTTGGTGACGAAGCAGAGCGAATGGGCCTAAAGATGGGCGATAAGGTCCATTTTGGGACTGTGGCTGACACTGCCAAAGACGAATATTTGAAGTTTGACCAGATTAAACTCAATGATGAAATCATGTTGAAAATGTCGTGGCAGGACATTTGCTTTGTGGAGGAAGTATGAAAAAGCACGACAAACCAATCCCGCACAAGACTACGGGTAAAGACAAGACATACAACCCAACAGAAAAGGGTGCAGGAATGACCGCAAAAGGTCGCGCTGAGTACAACAAAAAGAATGGCAGCCACTTGAAAGCGCCAGCACCAAACCCTAAAACAAAGGCAGATGAAGGCCGTAAAGCCTCATTCTGTGCGCGCATGGAAGGGGTTGTAAAGAATGCCAAAGGACCTGCGGAACGCGCTAAAGCATCACTCAAGAACTGGAACTGCAAATGACTAAAGACCAAATCCAAGCCCGTATCGACGAACTGATGAAGATCGGCAAGCAAGCCGAACTCACAATTCATGCCGTAAATGGGGCGCTTCAAGAATGTAACTATTGGCTGGAAAAGCTGAAAGAAGAAGAACCCAAAAATGAGGGTTGAAAACGTCTACACCCTGATGATGTGGTACATCCAGGCTAAGAAACAATTAGAGTGGTTGCGTAAAAGCAACAATCGAGCTTTAATTGAGGCATACAAAGAGATTATTCGGTCCTATGAGGACAGATTCCGTAATCTCAATGAGGACATTGATGTGCTGGCTTACTTTGGAGAACAAAATGCCGCTTAAAAAGGGAACTTCTGATAAAACCCGACAATCCAACATTGCCAAGGAAATTGCTGCTGGTAAGCCACCAAAACAAGCAGTGGCCATTGGGTACGCCGTTCAGCGCGAATCCATTGCCAAAAAAGGTGGAAAGGCCGAGGCTAAAAAGAAAAAATGATACAAATTAAGGAAAAGCTAGTATCAGAGCTAATCCCTTATGTAAAAAACAGCCGCACCCACTCTGACGAACAAGTGGCACAAATAGCGGCAAGCATCAAGGAATTTGGCTGGACTAACCCGATCCTGATTGATGGCAAAAATGGCATCATCGCAGGTCATGGGCGGCTCATGGCCGCGAGAAAGTTGGGGCATACGAAAGTCCCGACCATTGAGCTAAAAGACCTGACCGAAACCCAAAAGAAGGCTTACATCATTGCCGACAACCGCCTGGCGCTAAATGCAGGGTGGGATAACGAGATGCTGAAGCTGGAATTTGACGAACTAGCTGAACTTGGCTTTGACCTTAATTTAACTGGTTTCAGCTTAGATGAAATAGCCGCCCTTACACCTTTGGTTGTTGAAGAAGGTTTGACAGATGAAGATGCTGCCCCTGGCTTGCCTGATGAGCCTATAACCAAAGTTGGTGATATATACCAACTTGGTCGCCACAGGCTGATGTGTGGCGATTCCACAAGTCTTGAGGCTGTGGATAAGTTAATGGATGGCAACAAGGTAGATATGGTATTTACCGACCCTCCTTACAATGTTGCTTTTAATGGTCGTTCTGGCAAGCATGAAGTCATTAAAAACGACAATATGCCAGAAGATCAATTTGCAGATTTCATTACAGAAGTATGTAATACAATTCGTGCTGTTGACCCAAAAGTTTACTATATTTGGTGTAATTGGAACTTTTATGGCGTTTTGCAGGACAAGCTAGATTACAAATCTTGTATTGTTTGGGCTAAAAATGTATTTGGCATGGGAAATGGCTATCGCCACCAACATGAGTTTTGCTTGTTCAACGGCAAAATTGACCAAGAGATCAAAAACGAAAGCGATTTGTGGAACATTAAGAAAGACACAAATTACGTTCACCCCACACAAAAGCCAGTTGCTTTGTCTGTAAGGGCATTTGGTAACCATGTAAAGCTACTTAATGTGTTGGACTTGTTTGGCGGCAGTGGTAGCACACTAATTGGCGCAGAGCAGACAGGGCGTAACGCTTTCCTTATGGAGTTAGACCCAAAATATTGCGATGTGATCGTAAAACGTTGGGAAGATTTCACAGGCAAAAAAGCCCAACTACTTACACAGGAGACGCAAAAAGTGTAAACTTATGTAACACTTCCCGTTTATAAAATGTCAGAACAGCACATTCCAACCAATGAGCAGCGCCGTTTGGTCGAATCGACCAGCGGTTTGGGCTTGCCGCAGGAGCAAATCGCTATCCTTGTGGACATAGATGAAAAGACTTTGCGTCTGCATTACCGCAAGGAGCTTGATGCTGGAAAAGCCAAAGCCAACGGCCAGATTGCCAAAACGTTGTTTTCTAAGGCTGTGGCCGGCGACACGACTAGCTTGATTTGGTGGACAAAAAGCCAAATGCGTTGGTCTGAAACTGTTAGGCAGGAGGTTACTGGTGCAGACGGTGAGCCATTGCAGGGTATTCAAGTCACGTTTGTAAAGCCTGAAAATCGGTCTGATGACGCTGGATAAACGTAACCAGCACTAACACGCATGGGGATTGCGCCGCAGTCAAAGTTGCTGCCTGGTTTGAAGGGCCAGCCAGTCCCCAGCCGTGTTGGTGAATGAAGAACCCGCAAAAAGTCGGCGAGCCGTCCGAGCCATGTCGGGGATAAACGGCCCACCAACAACTTAAAAAGGAAAAATGTCGCAACTCGTAAAAGATGCAATCGCAAAGGCTCAGTTTCCCTACAAACTGGCCTGTCTGTTTGACCCTCCAAAGGCTCGGTATCGAGTGCTTTACGGTGGTCGAGGCGGTGCTAAGTCTTGGGGTGTGGCAAGAGCTTTATTGATTAAAGGCGCAAAAGACTGTCTCCGTATTCTGTGCGCCCGTGAGTTTCAGACTTCTATTAAAGATTCGGTGCATAAACTGTTGTGCGACCAGATCGCTGAGCTTGGCCTGACTTCTTTCTATGAGATAACCCAAACCTCAATCCGTGGAGCAAACGGTACTGAATTTAGCTTTGTTGGTCTGAAAAACAACGTGGCTAACGTCAAATCTTACGAAGGCGTGGATATTTGTTGGGTTGAAGAAGCCCAGACAACTAGCCGACTGTCCTGGAACGTGCTGATTCCTACCATCCGTAAGAACGACTCTGAGATATGGGTGACGTTTAACCCAGAGCTTGAGACAGACGAAACCTATCAGAGATTTGTGCTGAATCCTCCAGAGGGCGCAATCGTTCAAAAGATTAACTGGTCGGATAACCCCTGGTTTCCTGAAACGCTGGATGCAGAGCGTCAAAACCTCAAGATGCGCGACCCTCAAGCCTATAACGTGGTTTGGGAAGGATTGTGCCGCCAGACCGTAGACGGAGCGGTATTTGCGCGTGAAATGCAAGTCGCAGAGCTTGACGGACGGATTACTAAAGTCCTTTACGACCCCACAAAGCCTGTTCATGCCATTTTTGACCTTGGTTGGTCGGACGCTACCGCTATCTGGTTTCTCCAATTCATTGGCATGGAAACCCGCTTAATTCGATACATGGAAGGCAACCAGCAGACCATGAGCGAGTATTTGGCTAAGATGCAGACACTGGGGTACATCTATGACACGCTTTGGCTTCCACACGATGCAGAGAATAAGACGCTGGCAGGAAACGGCCGCAGCATTGAAGAAATCGTTAGGGCTGCTGGCTACAAGACTCGGATTATTCCTAAGACTCCTATTCTGGACAGTATCAACGCTGCGCGAACAATATTCCGTAATTGTTGGTTTGACCGAGATAACTGCCACGAAGGATTGCAATGCCTACGTCATTACAGATATGACGTTGACCCTGAGACTAAGCAATTCTCAAAAACACCAGTTCACGACCAGTATTCACACGGTGCTGATGCCTTCCGCTACATCGGTCTGATGGTTAACGAGCCAAGACAAAGACCAAAGCAAAAACCCAATACATACTATGGCGGTGCTAATAGTTGGATGGGTTGACAAATAGGCATAAAATCAGCCCATATTTAAGGATTCTCTATGGCAAACGATACAATCGGCGACCCACGGATAGACGAAGCTAAACAGTTCCTCAAGTTTGCGAATGACGCAGACACGATGAATCGCCAAGAGGCGCTAGAGGACATGAAATTCGTTGGGGGCGAGCAATGGCCCGTTGAGCTTCAAAACTCACGCAATCTTGAATCCCGTCCTGTTTTGACGATTAATAAACTGGATGGCTATTGCCGCCAGGTTGTTAACCAGATCAAACAACAGCGCCCTCGTCCCAAAGTCCACGGGATGAACTCCCAAGCTGACGAAAAGACCGCTCAAGTCATTCAGGGCATGATGCGCCACATTGAGGCTAATTCCCGAGCAGACAACGCTTACGACACCTCGGTTGATTACGCAGTCCGCATGGGTTGGGGATTTATCCGACTGCGTACCGATTACATATCTGAAGATTCGTTTGATCAAGAAATCTTTATTGATGCGGTGGATAACCCTTTCACGGTTTATTACGACCCCAACTCAGTCGCTCCTGATGGCTCAGATGCAGAACGTTGTTTAATTACAACAATGATGCCAAAGCGAGATTTTGAGAAGCTCTATCCCGATTCGGACACTATGTCTTTTAGCCAGCGTGGTACTGGCGACTCACAAAATGAGTGGATTACCAAAGAGGATATTCGCCTCGCTGAGTACTATTACATGGTCAAAGAAAAGGCGACCCTGTATCTCTTGAGCGATGGGTCGGCTACCTTTGCAGACGACAAAGACTTCTTTAAACGCTTAGACGATGTTGGCATTACTGTTGTTGATAAGCGACAGTCTTACAAGAAAACCGTCAAGTGGTGCAAGCTGACTGCGGTTGAGATTCTTGAAGAACGTACTTTGCCTGGTCGATATATCCCTATCGTTCCGGTCTATGGTCGTCACATCGTGATTGGTGACAAACGCCATAAATTCGGTATGGTGCGATACGCTAAAGACCCGCAGCGCATGTATAACTTCTGGCAAACAAGCCTGACCGAATCTATTGCATTGGCTCCAAAGGCTAAATGGCTGATGGCAGAAGGCCAAGACGAAGGCCACGAAAACGATTGGGCACAGGCTAACCTTAAGTCGTTCCCTCTGTTGCGTTACAAGCAGACAGACATTGATGGTCAGCCAGCGCCTCCACCGACTCGATTGCAGCCTGAACCACCTCCCACTGGAATTTTGTCGGCCACAGAGGTGATTGACCAAGACCTGAAGATGATGCTTGGGGTGTTTGACCCTGCACAACTCAAACAGGGCAACATCTCTGGCAAGGCGTTGAACGGCCAGCAGCAACAGGTCGATCTGTCTAACTTTGACTTTTACGACAACCTTACAAAGTCACAGGCTCAAGTCGCCCGAATCATCCTTAACTGGATTCCAGAGGTCTACGACACTCAGCGCGTGATGCGAATCATTGGTGATGACGGAAAGCCAGAAACAATCACTATCAACGAGCGTGATGCCGTGGGTCGCGTTATGAATGACGTTACTGTCGGTCTTTACGATGTGGTTATGGACACAGGCCCAGGCTATAACAGCAAACGTGAAGCCGCTGTTGAAGCTATGACGCCTATCTTGGCCGCTGACCCACAATTGATGGCTCAGATTGGTGATTTGTGGTTCCGCAATCAAGACTTCCCAGGGGCAGATATTATTGCTGACCGTCTTGCCACCCTTAATCCGTTGGCGCAGATTGACGAGAAATCTGATATTCCGCCACAGGCTCAGATGGCTATCAAGCAAGCTCAAGAGCAAGTCAAGCAGTTGACACAGCAATTGCAATCGTTGCAACTGGCTATGAAGCAGCGTCAAGACATTGAACAGGTTAAGCAAGATGCTGAGACTAAGCGCACTTTGATTAAAGAGACAAACCGCGCTCATCAGATTGAATTGCAAAATGAAGAACGTCACGCAGACATGAAACTGCGGACTGACACACAAGCGCATGACACTGTTCTCAAGACACAGACACAGCTTGAGATTGAACGCATGAAAGCAGATATAGCTTTGAAGTTGGCTGAACTGGATAGGCTTGCATTAAAAGAAGCCAGTGCAGAAACTACTGAACGAGCTATCTAAAACAAGAAATTCGTGGTAAATTTGCCACAAACCTTACCCGTGAGGTACACGGGGCTAATCCGGAGTGACAACGTAATGTCTGAAAAACAAGCAGGTCAAGTATTGACAGGCGAAAACGCAGCGGAATTTTATGCAAACAGATTAGGTTTAGCTGAATCTCCCGCCGAGCCAGTGGCCGAGGAACCTTCGGAGCCTGTAGCGGTAGAGGAACAGAGTGAACCTGAGGAAGCAGAAGCCGAAGCAAAACAGGAGGAGCGAAAGCCTAATCCAAAACTTGAAAGGCGGTTCTCGGAGATAACCAAGCAACGCGAAGAAGCTCGCAAAGAAGCGCAGCGGGAACGTGAAGCAAGGGAAGCCTTAGAACAGCGTTTGGCGGCTCTTGAACAGCAGTCTAAGCCACAAGCTCAGATCATTGACCAAGAACCACAACCCAGCCAATTCAGTGATGCGTTTGAATATGCCAAAGCTCTAGCAGAGTTTACGGCTGATAAACGGATTGCTGAAATGAAGCAGCAAGAAGCACAGGCTAAAGAAGCCCAAGAGCGTCAAAAGGTCATTGACCAATGGGCGCAAAAGGTTCAAAAAGCCAAAGCAGATTTGCCTGATTTTGATGACATGGTCGCATCTAGTGATGTTGTCGTAAATGATGATATTCGTGATGCAATTCTGGAGAGTGACGTAGGCCCACAAGTCCTATATCACCTAGCTGAAAACACAGACTTTGCCCGCAAAATCGCTGGGATGTCGCCGAAAGCAGCCTTGAGAGAAATTGGTAAGCTGGAAGCAAGGTTTGAAAAGACTGAGCAACCTGCAATCCCTGTTAAAAGTAAAGCACCAGCACCGATCAGCCCGATTCGGAGTTCTGGAAAAGCAGATGTGCCAATCTCCGCTACCGGAGAGTTCCACGGCAGTTATCAGGCTTGGAAAGAGGCTCGGAAGGCAGGGAAGATTCGGTAAACCTAATCTTTTTGGAGTATTTAAATGAGCAATACCTTGCTAACCATCAGCAAGATCACCAACGAAGCGTTGATGGTCTTGGAAAACGAATTGACTTTCACTTCGGAAGTTGATCGCAACTATGACGATCAATTCGCCGTTGTCGGCGCAAAGATCGGTAACACCGTGAACGTTCGCCGTCCTGGTCGTTTCATCGGTACTACTGGCCCCGCTTTGAACGTTGAAGATTTCAACGAAACTAGCGTCCCAGTTACCTTGAGCACCCAGTTCCACGTTGACACCCAGTTCACTACTCAAGACCTGGCCCTGTCGTTGGATATGTTCTCTGACCGTGTGTTAAAGCCCGCTATCGCCGCAATCGCTAACAAGATTGACCGTGACGGTTTGGCTATGGCTACCCTGCAAACTGCCAACATTGTTGGTACTGCTGGCACACCTCCCACAGGTCTGATTACTTATTTGACCGCTGGCGCTTACCTTGATGCTGAAGGCGCACCCCGAGATGGTCGCCGTTCGTGCATTGTGGAACCCTTCACATCTGCCACTATCGTGGACAGCTTGAAAGGTCTGTTTGTGCCTCAAGAGGCTATCGGCGAGCAATACCGTAAAGGTTTGATGGGCCGTGATTCTGCTGGTATGAACTGGAAGATGGACCAAAACGTTGTGTCGCAAACTTTCGGCACTAACGGCGCTGGCGCTACTGCTTCTGTGAACACCACCACTGGCACTGGTTTCTTGTCTAGCGGTTGGGCTTCTAGCTCTAACATCAGCATTACTGCTGCTACCGCTACTGTGAACCTCAACGCTGGTGACGTTATCACTATCGCTGGTGTGTATGCAGTTAACCCTCAAAACCGCCAAGCCTACGGCTCTAACAAGCTCCGTAACTTTGTGGTGAAGGCTGCTGCTTCTATCTCTGCAAGCTCTAGCGCAACCGTGACTGTGTCGCCTGCTGTGATTACTGCTGGTCAGTTCCAGAACGTGACTATCCCCACCACTTCTAGCACTGCCGCTGTGACTCAGTTCAACAGCACTGGTACTGTGTCGCCACAAAACATCATCATGCACCGCAATGCCTTCACCTTGGCAGTCGCCGATTTGGAATTGCCTGAAGGCGTCCATTTCGCTGGCCGCGCAAGCGACAAGGAAATTGGTTTGAGCATGCGTGTTGTACGTCAGTACACCATCAACAACGACTCTATCCCGACCCGTCTGGATGTGTTGTACGGTTGGGCGCCTCTCTACCCAGAGTTGGCTTGCCGTGTTGCAGCCTAATTGACAATGGAGGGGGCGAAAGTCCTCTCCGTCATTAACTTTTA